GTTTCTGCTCTCTCTTTGGCCAAGTCTATTTCGCTTTGGGGTACTTCGTCAAAAAAAATAGTGATGTTATATTTTCCCTCTTTGAAATCAACGCTAAAACTATTAAGTTTTAGATTACCCATCTTCGTTAGTCCTGGCTCGTCCTTTACAGTTGCTCCGGATATATTCTCCTGGGCCATGTCCTCTATGATCAACTTAATATCTTCCAGCCTGCAGCTTTTGCCTATCTGGTTTGGCCGGATGAAATCTAATGTATATAGATGGCCGTTATTTAAAACAATTTGTGCCATATTCTACGCCTCCTTCTTGATAAATATTCCGTGTATTGTAACCTTACCGCTAGGAGACGACCAGTTTGTCCATGAATTGAAAACGTGGACAACGCAGCTCTTTGAATACACTGATTTGATTGTAGCCGTAATGGCCATTTCTGGCTGTACTCTATAAATATCTAGCAATTCATATCCACTCGGCACTTCGAACGGTATCGTTATGTATGCAGCAGCCATCGAAGATAAAGGCTGATGTGTTCCAGAAAACTCTTTTCTGATAATAAAAGTGTTTGTTCCTTTTATCCCAATTCCACCACTTGCAATTAACTTGCCGGTCGCGTATGTAGTTCCTACCGTCGTCATATCGCCCTCGTTATAAATTCCGCATGGATTATTTCCATTTCGACGAACCCACAGCATGTGGACGCTTGTTGTTAATTTGCCTATAATCATGGCCCACAAGTTTCCGGTTAAAACGTACGAACGTTCGGTGCTCTGGCCGTAACTATCAGTTAAAACCAGCGTCAGTTGATAGTTTTGGTCGTATCGGTAACCGCTAACTCTCTGCTTAACTGCAAAGTTATTTCCGTTCGGCGTATATGCGCAGTTTACGCTGTGGCCCTGCTCGTCTTTTAGGGTGATTGTTAATTGATTGCTTTCGCCGTTGTAATATGTTCCTTTGGCGCTCGCATATCCGTCGTTAACCGTCGGATTGTCGCGTTCTGCGCTGAACTCCGTTAATGTTGGATAAAAGTATGGCACGAATGTTCCGCGCCATTCCTGGGCCTTTACGAAGCCTCTGCTATCCTCAATTACAAACTGAACGTTGCCGTCAACCATTCCCTCCAGCTCTGCAGTATATTTTCCGTCGGCCAATTTTAAAGGCGTTTGCTGCTTGTTATGAACAACGTATATATTTTTTACTGTTGCAAAGCCTCGCGTTTCTACTTGCATTGTCAATTTCTTGCGCGACAAATAACGGAATACTTTATCATCCGAAACTTTGCCGTTTCCTATTTCTTTGACTACTGCAGCTGTAATAATTGGGCCGTATCTTTCTTGTGGTAGGTCAATAAAAAAACCGACGTATCTGGTGCCGATTAAAACCGCGCCTGGTTCTCCGGACGCGTATGTATCAATGACAATATTTCCGTAAACGTACGGAGCGTCTGTCATGTGCTGGATCATGTCCTCTGTTGGCGTGAATGCGTACTCGGTGTCGACGTTCTTCTGCAGCAACTTCTGGCCGCTTGATCCAACCGCCCAGGATATGTTGTGGCGGTATTTCTGAACTTTCTTATCAATTAGCAGGGTGATCGTTTCGGTGTTCTCACCGTCCAATTTGGCCCTGTTTTTATTATTCTTCCAAACTGCGCCGCTGGCTCGTGGAATATTCGGAAGTTCGATTGCGCCTTCCAGGTATGCGTCAGCTGCCGAGAAGTAAAAACTTAAATCAGCATTTATGGAATTGGAATAATCACCATTATTGTTATGCCCAGCCCAGAAGCCACCCTCCAGTAATGTGCCGCTGTTTCTTAGTGTTCCGCCTCCAGATACAGTTGAACATCCGGTTCCGGTAAACGTCCAAGTTCCGGAATAAATATAACCGACGTGTAGCTCGTATGTTGTTTGAACTTCTACCCAGTCGCGGTTCAGTTCTATGCTGTGGTACTGCGGATTAATGCGCGCCCATAATTTGTATGTGACGCGTGCTGCTCCTGGCGCCCTGGTCGCCTCTGCGACCACTTGCCAATTATTATTAAGCATTACCATAAGTCTTTATATCTCCAATCCAGTTAATTACTGACGCTTTAACTTCTGCGGTCTTTATCTTTCCACCTGTGAATTCTGTTATTTCTGCGACGGTTGTCTTTGCCTCTATTCTGTGCGCGCCTGCGCTCAAATATTCCAAAACACGAAGGTATGCGAGCATACTGTCGACTTTATCAAACTTCGCCAGTAACGTTCCGTCTGATTTTTTTACGTTTACTCCGTTTGTGTCGACAGTTGTAACCGTGTCCTCTTTATCACTACCAATATGCAGGCCGTTTTCGTCAAGTTTCTCTGTGATTGTATCGACTGTCTTGTCAAACTCTGAACGCTGGATTGTTCTGCTGAAACCGTCGGCCGTCTGCTGCTGCAATGTTTGCAGCTCTGTTTTCACAGAGTCGACGCCTTTGCGGTTTTCTGTTGTCTGGTTTACCAGGTGCGTTATACTTCCATTAAGTTGCTCGATTGTCGACTTGTTGGTTGCTGTTAATTCAACCAGGCCATTCAGCACATCGTCTTTCGTTGCGTCTGAATAGCCGACCGTTTCATCTGTGAATGTTGTTTTATATCTTATCCACACCCACGTGTCGTTGGTCTTTTCTGGTTGTGTTGCGCTCCATGTTCCGCCTGTTGGTTCTGTTTTTGAAGTTGACAGGTAATATTCCGGCGTTACTTGTTTGACTCCTCGGCCGGTCTTTCCTGCTATTGACGGAGAGAATACTTCCGACGTCGTGTCATCGCTGTACTTATAAACCGCACGGATCCATAAAGTGTAGCCCTCGTTTACCAGCGGAATATTGGCCAGCCACTCGCCTGTTGGTGGCGTTGTTGCGCTGCTCCCTGCTTGGTATGTAATTTCTGGCGTACCTACTATTCCACGCCCTGTGTCGCCTTTTATGCCGGTTAATTCCAGCGGTTCATGGCGCACTTCGTTGTCGTTCGCTGTAATATCTGCGAGCATGTACCACATGTGCTGCCCTGCTATTGATGGCGGCTTTGTGGTAGACCAGGCGTTGTCATTCTTCGATGGTATATCTTTCGACGCAGTCTGCAGGTAATATTGGCGCGTGCCTTTATTCGCATTTCCTACCTCTGTTGCAATATCTGCAATCTTACTTTTAAACTTCTCGATTGATGTTTCGAACTCGTGCAGCTTCTGGTTCAATATCGTTATTGTGCGCGCTGGCTTTGATTGGTTCTCGCGCTGCTCTTTCGCTTTTGTTTCCAGGGCGTCCTTAAAGAACTGCGTTCCTGCAAACGTGCGCTTCATTAGCAATGTTTTGATTGTTGCTCCTGCTGGTGTATTGAATTGGATCGTGTCGCCTGGCTCAATATATGGCACGCCCATCATGCTGGCCGTGAATGGTATATATTGCACGTCTTTTAATTCGTTAAATATAGCCGTTGCTATCGGCTGCAAATCGGCCGACGCCATTCCGTAAAGCAGAGGGTTGCCCTCTATCAGATATGGGTTTTTCCCATCCTTATTTCCTGCAAGAACTCCTATATCGTCCTTTGTTGCTCTTATCTGCAGCACATCAATTTTTTTAATGTTGTAGTCTGCAATTTCAACCGTGCCTATATAATGGCTTCCGGTGTAAACCATTCCTGGTGTACCGGTTGGCTGTGTGATCTTCTTGATCGTCAACGTTTTTCCGTTATCCAGTAGCCTGGAAGTTACGAAAAAACAACCGGCCATTTCCTGGAGATAACCCAGGAACGTTGCGCCTGTCGCTTCGTTAACGTACATATTTCTCTGTGCAATTACTGCGTTGCTATTCGTGTATGTTTGCGGCAGTTGGTAATCAATGCCGACCTTATTACATAAAGAAATTAACAACTCTCTGTGTGTAATTGGGAACTGTACTTCTTTGTTCCACCAAGCGCTGACGTCTTGACTGAACTTTGCAAGCATGCCGCTCGCTTTAATATTGTAAAGATGATCGTTTTGTTTCTCTGCGTTATCGATTATATATGTTCCTGCTGGCATGGCCATAGAGCCGACGGTAATCGCCAGCTCTACTTCCTTGCCTTTTAATAAACCGATGTTTCTTTCAAGGTTTAACAATGTAAACTCAATTGTTGGCTTTTCTACTGCTGCCAGGTCAAACGAATTGTTAGAACTTAGGCTCTCGGTAATTGAAACGCCGCCATCTGACAGGTTGTTTCCGGTGTATGTAGGGCCGTTTTTGATTTTAATGGTGTAATTCTTCGGCCTGCCTGTTTCCGTCGTAAACTCGCGCTTTAAGGCTTCCTGGATGATTGTTTTTTGACTTGTGCTTTGTGCCATTCTTAACCTCCTCCTGCGCCTTATCGTTCAACGATTGAAATAGAAATATCTTTCCAGACTTTCTTATTCGTTGCGCCCTTGTCGATTGTGTACTTCAATGTGTTGCCGCTGTAGGCTTCCTGGATCACGCCTGCCGCTTTCTTCTTGCGGTCGTAATATTCAAACTTGAAGTACTCCTTGCCCTTTGTTAAATCTGCAATCAAATTTAACTCGTCGTCTGTTAGGCGTGGCCATGATAACTCGATTTTTCTAACACCGAACCGTACGGTTTTCTTATGTGTAAAGCCCAGCGCGTCGCGGTACGCTTCCTCCGCCAGATCGTTCTCGCTGTACTTGGCGTTGCCTCGGATAACCGGTGGCAATGCCACGCCATCAACTTTATAAACGCTCATTTTTGCCATTGTTTATCCTCCTTAAAACGAAAGAACAGGACTGTTTCCTGTTCTTTCTGTTTCATCGTTGATATACTCAACCGCTGCAGCGCCTGCTTCTCGTTTGGTGATTGAGAAGTTCTTTGACGCGATTATTCTTAACAGCGCGATTGCTTCCTGGTTAAAGCCTCCGGTTTCTTCTCTGACAATCTGTCGGATTAAACCCTCCGGTGCTTCCAGGTTATTTCCGTGTGTTTGGTCACCCAGCATTGCGACAAACTGTTTATTTGGTGGAATAACTGCACCTTTGGCCAGATATGGAATGCTCGGGATATTTATTCCCATGCCTCCGAAACCTGGCACCCAGCTCGGAATTCGAACCTGGTTAATTCCGCTAATAAAGCCATTGATCAGTCCGATTACGCCGTTAATTGGCAGCTTGAAAATAGAAACGATACCACCGACTATTCCATTAAATATATTGACGACGCCCTGCCATGCCTGGCTCCAGTTTCCTGTAAATACTCCGGTTATAAACTGGATTATGCCGTTAAAGATTTGCTGTATCGCATTTACGGTATCGTTGAACGATTTTGCAAGACCGTCAAACGCTCCCTTGAATGTGCTAACTATCAAGTCGGCAAACCAACGAACCAATGCTGCGAAGCCGTCCAGTGTTGCTTTGAATGCTGTCGCGATTGCCTGCAATATCTGCAGCGTGGTTTCTTTGAACGCATTAAAGAAGTCACCCAGCGGTGTAAGAACTTTGTCTTTGAACCATGCTGCAACTTTTCCGAATGCTTCCTTTATTCCATTTACGCAATTTATCGCGAATTCTTTTACCTTATCCCAGTTAAGAACTAACGCAACCAGGATAGCGATTAATGCGCCTATTGCAATGGTTGCTATTCCTATTGGGCTGGTTATGAAGGCCAATGCTCCGGATACAGCAGCAATTCCTCCGGAAACTAATTTGCTGACAACATCAACGGCTTTCATGGCGCCGCTTATTCCCTCAAACGCTACAACTAGCGCAGCAATAACTCCGACTAATGTTGCGAATGTTTCCTGGTTGTTGTCTATCCAGTCCGACAATCCGTTCAATGCGTCCGCCACGACTTCTATCGCTCCGACGAAAGCGTCGCCCAGGAAATCTGCGACTGGTTTCAAAATGTTATCCCAGAGATCTTGCGCTAATGGTGCCAGGGCTTCTATTGCTGAATGAATGGCTTTCAGTGCGCCCTCGATAACATCAAGGCCGGCCGGGATAACTTCCTCTAATAGCAGCTTCGCTATCGGTAGGACGACATTGTTGTATATCCATTCAAGAATACCCAGAATATCGTTAAATACAGGCCGCATGGCCTCTACCGCCTTTGCTATTGAGTTGAATAGCGGCTCCAGGTTTAGGTTCTTAACCCACTCAATCGTTGCGTCAAGAATACGGTCAAACCAATTCCATAAATCGCTCGCCATTCCGCTCAATGCTGACATTATTCGAACGCCGTTATCGTTGGCGGTCCAGGCCTCTTTTATTTTCTTGGTTGTTTCATCCCACAATGTCTTAATTTTGCCGAGGGTGTTCTTTAATCTCTCGCCCAGGTCAACCTGTTGCAATAAATCGCTGAACCCTAAACCTCCGGCACCGCCTCCGCCTCCGCTGTCGGTGTCATTTTTTTGCATGACTTCGATTTCATCGAACGACGCCAGGCTTCGCTTTCTTTCGTCCGCTTCTTTCTTGGCTGCTCCTGCCTGCTTTTCTGCAGACGCAGCTGCAGCCCTGGTCAGAATATCGACTCCAGTCAATGCCTTAATTATTGCCGCAATGAAACTCACGGCTTTGGCCAATCCACGAATTAATCCCTCCGCAATCGGTTGAACCGCTACAGCCGCCACCATCTTGATTGAAGCAATGGCTGCCTGCAGTTCTTTGCTCTGGCTGACCGCCTCGCTGATGGCTTGTTTAATTCCTCGGAATGCCGACATTACACCGAAAGTCATCAACGTAAATCTTCCCATCAACCCAAGCATGTTTTTTATGCCGCCAGATGCGTTGCCTATGCCTTTGGCCAAGTTGGAAATTCCGCCGCCGTTGGATCCTGCGCCTTTTCCTTTATTCGAGAAAAATTCCTTAAACTTCTGCATTGCAGTTGCCTGCTTGAGAAGTTGGCGCTCGTCGTTCTTTTGGCCGTCAACCTGTGCCTGCATTGTATTGCGCAGCGCTGTTTGCTTTAATAACTCGCGGTTCTGCTCACCTATTTGATTGGCCACATCCTTTGCGCTTGCTGAAATGCGTTTGAACCCACTGTCCGCTTCTTTCTGCTGGTCGATGATCTTCTGCATGTGCGCGTCAAACGCTTTATCGCCTATTTCTGACGCCTCTGCTTTTGACTTACCCTGGGCCAACGCGTTTTTCTCTGCAAAGTTACCCTCAAGGCTGGCCTCGAAAATGTTTTGCTTATCATTTTTCACGCCGCTTGCGATACTGTTTTCTTTTGCAGCTTTTGCTTCTGCCAGTTCTGCATACTTCTGTTTTAATTCTGCAATCTTGCTTTTAGTCTTTTCGACTGCCTTTTCCTGGATAGATAAATTCTTTTCCATCTCCAGGGTTTGTTTCCTCATGCCGTCGGAAACTGCCGACGCATTTCCTATGCGTTCAATGCCGCTCTTTAATTCTTCAATTTTCTTTTTAATCTTATCCGCGCCGGCACTAAACCCAGAGGCGTCGAGTTTCGTGTTTATTCGGATCATGCTTTGACTCATGTATGCACCTCCGTTCTATGCTCGCCTTGCAAGCATGCTTTTATGTTTTAATCATTTTCCTTTACTTCTCCTCGTAGTAGTCTGTCGAATTCGTCCAGCGCTTCCTGCTCGCTCTCGGTTATCTTTTCCGGTAATGCAACCAGACGCTTTGCCTGGATTAACTCTTCCATTGCCTTTGGGTTGTCTTTATAATCACCCAGGTCTTTGTTGCGAATTTCTCGCACGCGGTTTAGCGCTGACTTTGGACTTAGGCCGTTTAATAAATCAATGAACTTCCACCAGTGCATTGTTTCGTTTTCTGGTTCGGATAAATCTATTTTGTAATCACTAATGAATGACGCGATTATCAAGCCCATGTCGTACGTGTAGTCCATATCTGGCTCGCGTTCGGTCAAGATTTCGTCCATCTCTCTTATTTGTTCCGGCTCTTTTCCGCATTGCAAATATTTGACAAGCAATTCTTGCAACCTCTTCATTCCGTCAACGCTTAGATCCTGCGGAATGTCACCCAGCAATAGAAGCATTACTATTGCGCCGCGCTCTGCGTCTGTCACTGCTTCGTCCTGGACGATTTCGTAACAACGGATGGCCGTCTGGTACGATGTATTTATCGGAAACCTGCGGCCGTCTACTTCGATTGCCTGTGGATATCTCATGCCTGCCTCTCTCAGCTCAATACAGCGCCATTATCGCCGCGGTTTTCGCCGATGTGATATTTCTTCTTCAAGCGTTCCTTGACGCTGTCTACGTTTATTTCTAGGCGGCTTAAATGCGGCTCTAATTGCTCGAATAAATCATCAAACATAGTCAAATAATTGCTATCACCAAACAACGCCTGCATGGTTCCTTTGCCCAGCAATTCATCCATTGCCTCGCGGTCTTTTTGATACATTTTTCTGTACTCGTTCTGGATCTCCAGTTCTTCCTG